AAAAAATATATAGCCGTATCAGGGCGTTACGTTTTCAGACGACCTTTTTACGCTTCTCGCATGGTTTAATTTCACACTTTTGACACGCCCGCCAGTGCTGCATCTTGATAGGGTTATGCGTCGGAGCAGGGGCGAGTGCGATTTCGATACATTCAGCCCGTTCCATCCGTCGACCTTCAAACGGACACATCACCTTACGAAACACATCCGCCACTTTCGCCGCCACTTTGTCAGGCTTGCCGTTGTATTTGCCGTTCAAAATCAGACTGATGCTTGTCGCGCTGTATCGGAGTTTTGCCGCAGTCTTCATCAGCCCGTCTTTCGCGACCTCTTCCTTCAAAACTGCGTACCAATCTTCTTTCATATAATCTTTTTCATTCATAATCAGGAACCTCCCTTAATACAATTTCGTTGATATTCGGGTCGTACACCTCTCTGACAGCCAGCAACTGCGGTGCTTTTGACCCTGTATTCTTCAAAAGGACAAACGATTTTTTCCGCGCGTTGCCCGTGTTTTTCAGATACCCCGCCTTTTCAAGGTGTTGCGCATAAACCCTGACCATGCTGCGGCTGACAGGGTGCGTCATATTGACGTGAGCCGTCAGGCTGTCTAAGTCAAAGGTTTTCAAAATCCGCATCGTCCGCCACAAGGCTTCCGTTACCGGGCATTTCAACGGCTGACCGTCATCAGACAAGCGGGGCGCATCCATACCCGTATCCCGCTCCAGCCGGTATCCGTACGGGCTGCCGGTGCCTGCTTTTTTCTGTACCGATACAAACCCGCCCTTATTAAGGGATTTTAAGTACCCGTACACCGTATTCCCGCTCAGTTGGCAGGCTTCGGCGATTTCAGAGAGCGTCAGGAACCTGTCCTTATTGCCCCGCAGACAGTTCCAAATTTCTTGTCGGCGGTTGCGGGGCTTCGTCAATGTCGTCACGCTCATAATTTGACCCCGCGTTTAGGTGCTTCGCCCTTGTACAGGTCGGCTTTCACACAAATCTCGCGCGTTACCGTATCCAAGCCTTGCTGATTGGCAAGCTCCAACAGATTGACCAGATTGACCGTTACGCGGCGTACCGAGCCGTGCGCCAAATCCACCAAATAAGACAGCGCATCTTTTTCAAACGTCAAATCAGGCGCGTAAACCTTCGCCAACTCTTCCGCGTCTGCCAAATCGACAGGTTGCGCAGGTACCCAAGCCAACACACGACCGTGGAAACGCTCGAATTTCTTCAGCTTGGTCGGCAACATCTCCTCGCCCACCAACATCAGCGGGGCTTGGCTGCCCTCGTAGATGTCGCGTACCAGCTCGACCAATCCCTTATGCGTAACCAAATAGTCCGCCTCGTCCAAAATCAACGGACGCTGACTGGCGGCCAACTGTTCGCAGATCACATCCAAACAACCCGCCGCCGTCCGGGCAGGCGGCAAGCCCATCTCGAAGCAGATTTTTTCCAACAGCGTCTTTTTGCTCCATGCGCTGCGCAGCTGGACATAATAAGCACGTGTCTCATTCGCCACCGCCACCGTCGCCGTCGTCTTCCCGAAACCGGAAGGGCCGTACAACACACCCAAACCCGGCAAACCGTCCTGACGGTTGACCAAACGCTCCATCGCAACAGAGACCAAAGACAGATTGTTGATATTTGCAATTTTCATTTTTAAAATCCTTTTAAAATAGTGAATAAACCTTGTTTAAAACCCCGAAAGGTCGTCTGAAATCAAGCCAGCATCGCCCGTTTGGACAACGCCTTATACTCATTGCTTTGCGGGTAACGCTCCAGCCATCTTTGCGCCTGCGGCGGCAAATCCGTCTGACCGCAAAGACGCTGATACAGCGCAAACCGCTCCGATGCTTCGGACGGTACCGACCAGCCCGCAGCAGCTTCCGTTTCAGACGGCATTTCCACCGTCTTCACTGCCACAGCCTCGGCCGTTAAATCATCCTCACGGCTTCGGCGTGCTGCCAATTCGGCAGCCTTAGCCTTGATTTGACCCATACCAAACACCACTCCCCCGATATTGACCGAGTCCTGATGTTCGATGGTCGGTACGCGGCGTTCTTTCAGGATGTTTTGCTGTTGCAGCTCGTTGCGTTTCAGACGCTCGTCGTTGCGTTTGTCTTCCGCGCGCTCCAAGACGCTGACAGGCATATAGTCCGTCGAGTTGCCATGCCATTCCGCCTTGCAGATAAGCCGACCGACATCGTCGTAAATCCAAACCCAAAGCGCGTCCTGCACATCGTAGCCGACCCGGACCGTTTCGCCGTTGAACTCCATCAGTTCGGCGGAATAATAGGTATTGCTGAACAGCGATACCTCCCCGCGCCGTACCGTACGCATCACCTGCGGTCGGAACAGATACCCTTCCTCCTCCGGCGACACCCTCGGCGGCTCGCCAAACTCTGCCACCTTCAAAGCCCAAAACTCATTAGGCGACATATTCCGGCGTTTGCCTTCACGGTCGGTAAACTTAGGCAGCGAACGGTGCGGTCGGTCGTTGTATTCGTCCACCACCCGTTCGATATAACCCTTAAACTCGTCCCAAGTCGGAATCGGCGAATTCAAAATCTTCCCGTGCAGGCGGACTTCCTTACGCGACAGCTTAAACAGCTTCTGCCGCGCCTCATCGTCCATATTTTTCCCCACAAAAGACGGCAGGTTCGCCGCCGCCCGCGTGAAAATATTATGGCTGCGTTCCGACGCGCCCTTCGCTTGCGAGTTATAAGCCCGCGAATGCGTCATCGTCATGCCCAGCCTGCCCATCAGACCCGTTGCCTCATCCGTCATCATCAAGTTTTCAAAGCCCTTGCCCCAGTCCACATACCAAAGCGCACCGATGGCCGCGCGGCTCGCGTGGCTTAAAGCTTCCAGCACAGTAAACCGGCTTTCCGCCAGCCCCACGCTCCAGCCCATACACCGTCTTGTGCCAACGTCCAAAACCGTCGTAATTTCAGGTCTGAACGGCAGACCCGATAACGGATTCAACACCTCCGCATCAAACGTATGACCGTCGGCGGTGTAGATGGCGGCAGGTTTCAAATGCATAAAATCGCGCCGTTTGTGCGGCAGGATATTTTTCAAATCCCGCGCCCCGCGTCGTCCGCGTTCACGCTCCACATTGCCAAGCTTGCCCAACCACCGGCGCACCTGATGGATACTCGGCACATCCGCCTCTTTTCCCAAAGGAGAGTGCAGCCCCTCCAGCCTGTTCACAAACAAGCGGTAAGCTTCACAAACAGATGGCTTCATCGGCAGCCGGTAGCATTCCAAAAACACAGGCAGCCAAGATGGGACGTTCATATCCTCGGTTCTGGCTTTTGGTGCAAGGCTGTTAGATTCCCGCGCCGCAAACCACCGCTTGATGGTCCGTACGCTCGGCAGCTTCCCACCGCCGCCGCGCCCGTCGGCAGCCAAAGAAAACAGCTTTGCGATATGTTCGAAGCCCGGCATCTTCGCCTGCGTCAAAACAGTCGTCATCGCCGCCTCCTTAGATACGCCCGATTCCTCCATTACCCGCTCGACCGCCGACAAAACCCCGCGTCGTGCCGATTCGCAAAGCCGTTGTTGCTCCGTTGAGCCGTCCGCAACGCCGATGGTCAGCTGTCCACCTCTCACATCGGGAGAGGGCTGGGGAGAGGGAAAACCCGCCGCATCACCCCC